ATTTGATTAGTTGGTATGTATTAAAAGATTGGTTAAAGAATAGGGAAAAGTTATTAGCAACTAATCCAAGTTATGACTTTGATGATAGAACTCAAATTATGAGATTATATCCTCAACCTAATTCTAAAAACGGTACAAATCCTCAATACTATGCAGTTATTCAATGTTATGTTGAGAGAGCATTAAGAGATGTTATCAAGGAACAATGGGTATATCAATATGCTCTTGCGTTAAGTAAAATCACTTTAGGTAGAGTTAGAGGCAAATTTACCGGAACATCTTTATTTGGAGGTGGTCAAGTCAATGCTGATATGTTATCAGAAGGCCTAGAAGAGAAGAAAGAGTTGGAAAGACAGTTATATGAAGGTGCACCTGGATTTGGTGATAATGAACCACCAATGTTCTGGGTAGGATAATTATAAATAATAATATGAAGTTTAATGAACTTGCTAGTTTTATTACCGAGAAAGAAGGTAAAGACCCTAACAAATTTGTAGCTACAGGACCAGCTGGGTTTCGTAAAAGCACTGGTATTGAAAACCCTGAGATTAGAAAACCAGAAGTTAACCTTACACCAGATAAAGGTAGATACATAACAGCTGAAGCTAGTAGACTTATTAAAATTGCTTTGACTGTTGCTGCTAGTGATCCTGAAGCCGGAAAGGAATTACAAAGAGTAATGTCTCATTATAGTAGTTTACACCATGAATGGAAAGCAGAAGAAGCCTACACAAAAAGATTATACAAAGAATTGGAAAACATTAAAGGTGGTCTTTCTACAGCAGGAACAAAACTTAGAAATAAAGGTGAAATGTCCATGTATGGTAAGAGTAAAGAGTTTAGAGGAAAAAAACTAAAACCAACTACTAGAAAAGGCATGGCATATGAAAATTGGTTAATTAATGAAATTAAAAAACATGAACAATTAGCTGGTGAATGGAAAACAAAATGTGAAGCAGCAAGACAAGATACTTTAGATGCAGTACAAGATTTAATTAAAGAAGGGTCAATAAACTTTGTACAAAGATTAAAACAAGCTAACAGTGGTGAGTTTAAATCGTTACAAGATTTAGATGTAGCAGGACAAGGTCCAGATGAAAAAGCTGCTGTAAATTTCCTTAACGACATTTATAGGGGAAAAACAGAGTTTGAACCACTATCAAAATTTACTCAAAGTGAAATGCAAGAAGGTATTGACCCAGTTTTTCATTTATTGACAATTTATAAAACGGTATTAACTGATATTCAAAGAAATAACCTCTTGAATAATCCAGAAAGAATATTTAATTATATTGTGGGTAAATCTCAAAGATCAAAAACAATTAACGAACCTACTAAAGGTAGAGTTGAGATGAAGAAGAAAGATCCTGCATTAATGAAAGTTATTGCATTAATTAAACAAAAGAAATTTGAAGAAGCTAAACATGCTGTAAATGATACTAAAATGTCTAGTGACCATAAAGCTGATTTAATGATTAGTATCAATAAGTTGAAGGATGGTCAAACTACAGAAGCGGATGTAATTAGACCCCTGTACCAGATGTAATGGAAACACATTTTAAACAAGGGGTTTATAAACCTCAAAATAGTGAGAAGTATATAGGTAGTAATTACCCTCAGTATAGATCAAGTTGGGAGTTAAAATTTTTTAGATGGGCAGATTTAACAGAAACTATATTAGCTTGGGGTAGTGAAAATATTATTATACCATATATTAACCCTTTAGATAATAAAGTTCATAGATACTTTGTTGATAATTTTGTTGTATTTAAAGATAATAAAGGTGAGAAAAAAAAGTTTCTTATAGAAATAAAGCCAAGTAAACAAGTGGCTAAACCTATACCTAATAATAGAAAAAAGCAATCTACAATGTTATATGAACAAACCACATGGATAACTAATCAAGCTAAATGGGAGGCTGCTAAAAAATGGTCAGAAAAGAAAGGTTATCAATTCATTATATTAACGGAAAAAGAGCTAGGCATCCGTTGATTAGACACGCATTATAATAAATAATAAATATATGAGCTTCAAACTTATTGTAGAGACACCTACAAATAACAACGATTTTGAATACATCGTTGAGGAGAAGAATGCTAATCAGCCAAGAAACTACTTTATTAAAGGCCCTTTCATGATGGCAGAAGGTGCTAATCGCAACCGTAGAATTTACTCACTAGGTGAGATGAAAACAGAAGTAGATCGTTATACCCGTGAAATGATTAAAGAGGGTAGAGCAATGGGTGAGTTAAATCACCCAACTACTGCTGATGTAGACCTGACACGTGCATGTCATATCATTACCGAATTAAAGCAAGATGGAAATGTATTTTACGGTAAAAGCAAAATCTTATCAACCCCAACAGGTTTGATTGTTCGTAGTTTAATTGAAGATGGTGTTAAAATTGGTGTTAGTACAAGAGGATTAGGACAGTTAGTTGCTGAGTCTAATGGAGTTAATAGAGTTAAAGACTTTAGATTAGTAGCAGTAGATGTAGTTGCTGATCCTAGCTTTGATAAAGCTTTTGTTAATGGAATTCTTGAAAGTAAGCAATATGTATTAGAAGCAGATGGTTCATTTGCTGAATTATATGACAAATTTGAAAAAGGTATCAGTACACTTCCAAACAAGAATAAAGACGAATATCTTCGTCAAACAATCCTTTCCTTCATAAATAAATTATAACAATGAAGAAAGATATTAAAAAGTTTATTGCTGCGGTATTAGATCAAAGATATAAACAAGCTAATGATTACCTTAAAGCAAGCGTTAATGAAAAAATCAAACGTAAGATAATAAATAATAATAGCAACCTTTTCTAATATGGAAACACTAAAAGATTTAACACCTGAATCAATGACCGAGATTCAAAACGCTATTAACAGCAAGGTCCAAGACAAAGTAAACATTCATGTTGAAAAGGCACTTGCCGAACAAGATGAGCTTTACAGCAAGAAACTTTCACAGTTATTAGAAGCTATTGATGCTGATCACTCTGCTAAACTAGAAAAAGTTGTAGAAGCAGTAGATGCAGATAGAGCAGAAAAGCTTAAGATAGTCATCAAAAAGTATGAAAAGATTCTTACTGAAGATGCAAACAATTTCAAATCACAGTTAGTTGAATCTATCAGTGATTATTTAGATACATACCTCGCAGAAGCAGTACCAGCTGATGAAATTAAAGAAGCTGTACGTAATAAGAAAGCTATTACAGTTCTCGAGAATCTAAGATCCCATTTGGCCGTCGATGCTGCTCTACAAAAAGAGAGTATTAAAGAAGCGATTCTTGACGGAAAAAACCAAATCCATGAAGCTTCTAGCAAGCTTGAGTCTATCGTTGCAGAAAATGCATCGTTACAAAATGAATTAAATGGCATTAAAGCTAATTTAATCATTGAGCAACGTACTGCTAATCTTGACGAACAACAAAAGAAATACTTGAGAAAAGTATTTACTAATAAGTCGCCAGAGTTCATTAAAGAGAACTTTGATTACACTTTAAAGTTGTTTGAAAAGAAATCCAACAATAGACTTGAGTACCTAAAAGAAGAAGCTCTTACAGAGAGTTCTAACGTTGATCGTGTTGTTTTTGAGCAATCAGAAACAATTAACGAAGCCGTTGAAACATCTCCTTACTTAAAAGAATTAAGTAAGTACTAAGAACAATTTTTAAAAGGTTATCTCCTGAGTTACCTAACCATTCACAACGGTTTTGGGGTCGAAAATTTTAGATTATAAAGGAAAATAACAAATATGAAATCAATTAGACCTACACAGGCCTATATCGATGAAACAAGAGCAGCAGCTCTCCTTGAGAAGTGGGCACCAGTGCTCGATTACTCCTCAAAGAGTGTCGCTCCAATCGAAGACGATCACACACGTTTAAATACAGCAATGCTACTTGAGAACCAAGAGCAGTGGTGTATCCGTGAAGCAGGTCCAAACTACAACCCGGGTTCATCTGGCATTAATCGTGCTGGTAACCCAGGTGCAGTTGGTAATGCTGCATGCATGTATGCT